TGAACAATTTGGGCGATAATACCATAGACCGAAAGGTCTTCGTATGTATCTTGGATTGACTCACCAACCTCATCTGGCTGACCCAATACAACCATCTGCTTCAAACGATTAACTTTATCGTTGATACGGAACCATAATCCGGTCAAAGACAATCTAACCTCATCTTGGGTTTGAAGTGATGTTCCTACGGAGATATTACCTGGTCCGTAGTTTCTCTGCTTTTTACAAAAAGTAAGATACATCTCATCCAAAATGTTTTTAAACTCTTCGGTGGTTTGGGGATAGTTTTCTTCACAATATGCAACCGCAGATTGTTCTTTGACTCCACCATAGTTAGGGCGCTCTTCTTCACCCACCCACTCTACTTTGGTTTTTGCTTCTTTAATCATTTTAGCCATTTATCTATTTCTTTTGGGTCAACCCCATATTTAACAATTATTGATTTTATTTCATCCTTGGTAAGAATATCAAGGTAATCCAAAACTTCACGAGATGATACTTCATAGTATTTACAAAAATACTGAATTACATTTTCATGCCACTTATCTTCGGACTTACCTTTGATATACTTGTTGAATGATTTTTTCTTTGGTAGAATATCCAAGTAAAACTTGTAAACTTCTCGTGGGGTTAGTTGTCCGTTGGTGTATTGATTTATAATGTTTACAATTTCAACATTATCAGCACCCATAGACAAGAATCTATTAACCATATAGGTTTCAAAAGATTTCTTATCCATTACGGACAAGCTCTCCCACGGAGTTTTAAGGTGAGTAATACCACTCAAGTGGTCAAATAACCCCTTGGCTTTTACTACACCTTCATCACTTTTCTTCACCACCTTCAAAAAACTCTTTTGGAGTAAACTTTGGGTGAACAGTTCCACATTCATTACACACAACCACAGGGATTGGTAACATTGATTGTTGACCATTGGGAGACATCACCGCTGGGATTTCTTTAAACATAGTCACTTCCGTGAAGAAAATACCTTCACAATTCGGACAAGTTACTGTTTTGAGTTTAAAGGGGTCAACATTTAATTTTGGTGCTTGTTGAGTTGGTTGTTGTTTACCACTCATTGGAATTACTTTACCTTTTGCCATTTTAGATACTTGTTATAATATTTAACATCATCGCCATTACATTGATTTCTTTATCAACGACCATTGCGTCTTTATACTGACCATCCGCGATGTTTAAGATGGTTTGTCCTACTTTACCTTTACCATAGTCATCTACTCTATCGTAAAGGGTTCTATACAAAGGTTCAAAGCTTTTAACACCTGAATCAGCAATAATTTGTCTGACATTAGTGAACTTTGTTTTTGCGTCATTATTAGACATCAATTCTTGCACTACTTTTTCGGTGTAGTTTGCTTCAAGAGTTGATTGTTTGTCAATCACCAATTTTCCGTTGATGACTTGTCGTTGAGCTGCGTTTAGGACTCTACGAATGTCCGGATATCCACTATTAACAGTAAAAGCAAGGTCTGACATTTCAAACTCAACACCTTCGGCTGTTAGAATATCATTCAATCGTTTTGCAACATCCTTTTTAGATGGTGGGGTAATTGCAAATGTTTGGCAACGAGATTGGATAGGGTCAATTACTTTTTCAACAAAATTACAAGTTAAGATAAAACGAGTAGATGCTGAAAATGTTTCCATCAAATTACGCAGAGCTGCTTGAGCATTAGGAGTCAAATAATCAGCCTCATCCAAGATAATAACCTTCCACTTTCTAAAACCCATAGATGATGCAAATCCACGAATTTTATCACGAACTGCATCTACGGAGTTTTCATCAGAAGCGTTAATATACATCAAATCACAATCAATCTGATTGGTAATGATTTTAGCCAATGTAGTTTTACCCGTACCGGCTTGACCATACAATAAGAGGTGTGGAACATCCTCGTTTTGAATATAAATCTTTACCTTTTCAAGGATGTGTTCGTTTCCTACATATCCTTCTAATGTATCTGGTCGGTATTTTTCAACCCATAGTGAATTACTCATCTTCCTACTTCTTTTAAATATTTTTCTTTACAATCTTCCCACGACATACCAATGATATCAAGATAAAACAACGACTCTGGCTTAATACGACCCTCTTCGTGGAGTTTTTCATATCGTTTAATTGCCTTTGGCTTCCACCACTTCATTGTGTATTCATCACTATCAACAAACTTGTCCTTCATTATCAGTTGGTCTTCGGTAATCTCATTACGGAGAAACTCATTACCATTTTCATACATTTGGGCGAAATACACACCTCGTTTGAATCCGTGTTGATAATGAGATGCTTTGATACCAACTTCTTTGAAAATCATATTGATAACTTTCTGCTTTACTCCGGTCGCAGGTCCATCTACACCTTCTTTTTCAGCAGTTTGAATAGCATACTCTTCGGATTTGTTTTCTTTAATCCAATGGTGCCAACCTTCATATACTGAATCATCTGGTTTTGTAGCTACCTTACCTGCGGATTCTCCCAAAGTTTTGAAGTGGGGGATACCATTGTATTGAGAGTGAATACCATACAAAGAAGTGGTTCCGACTGCAATCAAGGTTTGTCCGTATTTTTCTTTCCAATGTTTACGAACTACCTCTGATGTAGCCATACAAGCAATCAACTTACCACCCAAAAAGTTGTATCCCAAAGGTTGGGTACACACAATTGTGGATGCGATAGTAGTATGATTCAACTTACCATCTTTGTATTTGTTGTCTTGGGTCCACCCAATGTATTTATCACGAACTCCCAATGATGTGACATCTGAAGCCAAGGAAATCATTCCAAGTATTTTACCACTAACCCTATCTTTAATGTAAATCTTTACATTCCGACCAGGATTAGCATCAAAGGACATCGTATGAATTAGTTTTCGGATTTCAGTCCAGCGAGTAGATTCTTTAGAGTCATCAACAATTTCTACATAAGGTTCAAGGTCTTCAATTTCTTTGATTGTTTGTTCCTTATTTTGAATGTCTTTCGGCATCCAAAGAGCATCGTAGTGAAGCGCCAGACCTGCTTTTCTCTTCATAGAGGTAGCCAAGTCATAGTTCCACTCCTGCCACTTTTTATAAAGTGTTTGTTCTTCTACGGACATAGAAGAAAGGTAGTCCATATTTTCAATGAACTTACCCTTTTCTACATCATAGTCAAACGCAGGTTTCTCTGGTTCAGTATCCCAAAACATTACTTTACTTCTACGAGGTAGTAAGATGATTTGTATCCTTCGTGTTCAAAAGAAACTGAAGCAAGACCTTGTGATGATACCTTCATAGAAGATGCTTTAGCACCACGATTTGCATTCAAGATTTCCTTCAAGTATTTAGCGGAGAATGAAATAGGTTGAACATCACTTTCACAAACACAATCTACATTGATAGAGATTCGGTTAGAGTTGATTTTAGAATAACCCAATACAATCTTACCTGTGTTTGATTCACAAGTAAAGGTAAAGGTATCTGAATCACTCAAAGCACCCTTTGATTTAATAAAGGTTCCAATGAATGCTTCATCCAAAGTGATGGTAGCATTAAAGTTGGGGAGTTGCTTGAGTTCTGGAACTGCTGGGATTACTGACAATTCAGCCAACACATAGTTTACCGAAGTTTTAGTGTCTGAAAATACCAATGAACTTTCATTAGATTTTACATCAACACTTGCGTCAAGAACCCCTAACAAACCTTTCAGTTGTGAAGTAGTGTAGATACCAAATTCTCCGTTAGGGAATGTTTTATCTTCACTTTCTACAACACCCAAAAGGGTTTTATCATCAGAGATGAATCGGACCGATAGTCCTTCATCAGTTGAGACCACTTTAACGGATTCAACTTCACCGCCAAGATTATAACGAGAGACAAATCCCTCAAATGAACTTTTTTTCATGTTTTTTATTTTTTATTTATACTAATATACGAAATAATTTTGAATTATCCAAACCATTGGTTAATTTTTTGTTTTCTTTTTTTAAATTGGTAAATGTAAATGTTCTTTGTAAGGGTTTCCACATACTGAGCACTTCCATCATCCAATGCATTTTTCAATTCAATAGCAACGGGCTTTAGTTTCCCATTGTGTTTGTTTCTTAAAGTTTTGTCGTGATACCTACGACCATTCCACATAATAACCCTTCCGGCTGATGTTTCACCCATACACTCAAAGTTTGTGGCTTTATAAACCACACCTTCGTGTCCAAATGTTTTATCAGCATATGAGATTATCATTTCCAAATCAGTATTTCGTTGTAACCACCGAAGAGTCCAACCTATAAAATACGATTCGGTATTTTTTGGAGTATCATCAATACAAACGAGTCGTTTCAACTCTAAAATCTTTGATGGGTTGGAGGTATACTTTTCAGCAACCCCAACCATACCCAAAGACCCATAAACCATAGCACCAATCATAGTATCACCATCCATCAACTTAAAGCAATATGAAATGTGCAATCCATTCATATTTTTTGAATAGTGATGAGTTTCCACAAAGTTTACAATCTCACTGCGTGGACATAATTCTACTATATAGTTGGTTACACTCACTGGTCCTTATAATCGTAGTTTTCTTTAATAAGAATATTGATGGTTTCAATGGTATAGTCATTCCGAAGAGTTGAGTCTAATATATCATACGCCTCTTCATTTGATAAATCACCGTGTTGTTTAACATCATCAATGTGCCAGAGATTGTCTACATAGTACCCATTCTCTTTTAATACTTCTTTTGCTTGTTCAATAGTCATAATACAAATATACTAAATTAATTTTAATTATCCAAATCAAAACCCAAAAAATTGTGATGCTTTTAGAAGATTGGGATTTGGTTTGTCCCAATTCATTGCATCGTAAAAATCATCAAGTTTGTTTTCCAAATCTTGTTTCCATATTTTATTATAGTCAATGTATTGTTGAACAAACTGATTGATTTGGGGTGGGTCGTTATGACCCGTAAATGCGGTGGTTTCTAAACCAAGTGGATTCTTTTTCAAGTAAACCCACTTAATCTTATCACCATCCTTCATAGGTTCATACTTGTAAGGGGCGTTATAGTGTTTCAATAACCTATTATAGGTTATAGCAGCTTTAACGTGCGCTGGGGTTCCTTTTTCAAATTCACCCAATGCGTATTCCTTACGAGATTTTACATACTTGGACATATCCTTTACAGCAGAGTTTTTTGCAATATCCGTAAAGTTTTGGTCTGACATTTTTTCTTTGAATTTGATGAGTTTATCATCAATTATAGATTTATCAACACCTTTTAGAATATCCAACAAAACAGTCTCCATCACCTTCTTAAAGTAAGTTGGGAATGATGACCTACGAACATCCAATCCCTTTACATCCATTTTGTCGCAGGGAACAGTATTGTCGTTGATAATCCATTGTGCGTATCTTTTCTTTGATACCCAAAATCCACCCTTTGCGATGGTTTCTTGTTTGATATCAAATCGGTGAGAGTCTACATTGAATAACTTTTTAGACATTGTGTCGTAGACCTTGTTGATGTGGGCTTGAACCTCTTGAGCAACTGATAAAATTGCAGGAACCATTTGTTCATCAGACTCTACATCAATTTGTGGGTTTCTTGCTTTTACAAGAGGAGCTGCCTGATAGAATACGGAATCAGTATCGGTATACACATTGTAATCATCCTCTTTACCAATGATACTTTTGTAGTATTGGTTAGCAATCATCTCCGTGGTCTTGATTACCGTCTGACCTGTAATTGTGGTTGCTTCTGCGTTATCCACATCATAGAATCGGAATGATGGTAGACCTAATACTCCATAAAGGGAGTTCAACATAATCTTTTGAACCAACTGGCGTTGAGAATAAAACTTGTAAAGTTCATCATTACCCGCATTACCATGCTTTTTCATCAAGTCTTTATACTCAACTCGTTTGTCAAACCAAACATTTAAGATTTCAGGTATTACACCAACTCTATCTTGGGTATACAATACACCATTTGATGATAGTGAATAGTTTGATTCCGTAATAAGTTTTTGGAATTCATCACGAGTCATTGGTGGAAACTCTACGCCAGAATCATCTACAATTGAATATGTATCAATTTTGTTCTTCATATAATCCTCTGAAGAGAATGATTTGAGTTTACCAATCTTGGTCTCTGGCGACACATTCAAGGTCATAATAATAGATGGATACAGCGATGTTAAGTCCAAGTCATATACCCATTTGTAAAGACCAGGTTTGGGTTCTTTTACATACGCGCCGGTGAACTTACCTTCACCATCTGAACCATCTTCGTTTTTGTCTGCTCTTCGTGGTTTGTCTGGCGCGACACGATTACTTCTACGCAAGAAAGTTAAGATAGCACC